AAGGAGTTGGTTTGAGAGTTCACAAGAACTACTTCATCACTCCTCACCATGTCATCGCGGATATTCCCAGTTTGACTGCGGCATCTATTGCCAAGTTTGGAGCTGAGAAAGCCGTCCCCCTCGTTGGGGCGAAAGTCATCACTCACTCTGACAAGAACATCTATGATTGGGCTCTTGTCTACCTGCCTGAGCAGTCCTTTGCTCTCGCAGGCGTCAAGGTAGCAACTGTAGCGCGTCTCAAGACAACCGGTGCTAACCATGTTCGTATCTTCATTCAAAATGGAGGGCGTTTTGGTTATGCCAATTTCAAGCCGGAGAAGGCTGAGATGCAATACATGGTCAACGGCAGGTATCACACCGAGAACGGAGACTCTGGATCAGGCGGCTACAACTCGAACAACCACCTGGTGCTCATGCACCTCGGAGGCGATAGAGCGATCGATATGAATGTCTCGCTCTATCTTGGATTTCTTCCGGCTCTTTTGAGACGGATTGAGACTCGCGTGAACAACGTTCCGCATGTTCTCAAGGAGTCCGACGGAGCCAAGGAGGACATGTGGGACACTCAGACCACTGACAGCTGGTTGGACGAGCGTGACAAGTGGGCTCGACTCGGCTATGATTCCGAGGATCTGGATTTCCTCAATGACTGGCAGTCCTATCAATACTACAAGGCAGAGAGAGATGCGGAGGATGATGCTTACCTCGAGCAACAAGAGGAACTTCGTAGGTCTCATCGCGAGCACGAAGCCGCTGCCCCCAAGGGTACCAAAGCAGAGAACCCTCCTATCACGGAGGAGACCATCTCCAAGATTATCGCCGTCGAATTGGCGAAATTCTTGGCCCAACACGCCAGCCCCCGCCAGCCGGAGAGCGGCCAGGGAAACGGATTTCGCCCCAGCTCGTCTGGGGCTCAACCGCCCTTGACCAGCTCGTCGAGCTCAGCAACATCCGACTCAACGCCGAAGGACCCCTCGAAGCGCAGCCGGCAGAGGGCTCGCAAGCCGCAGAGCGACTCCGCTTCATCGGCAACACAGAACCAATCCGCAGCAGCTACAAGCGCAAGCAGCCACAGGCAGACCTCTCCCTCTTCGGGGAGCGGTTCCCTGAGCTCTTGAGCTACTCCTTCCCCCGTGTGGGAGATGCTACGGTCGAGCGCAAGAGTTTGTTTACACAAACCTCGGCCGTGCTCCCTGGACAAGAACCAGGTGAGAGCGAACTTGCAACCGCAATCGAGAAACTCGTTCCTCACTACCCAAAGACCCCTGTCCCGACAGTCATTAAAATGATCATCAAGGAGGACTGGGCCGGTGTGGTTTTGTTGATTCAAGACTTGATGCCCACGCTCAAGAAGGATGCCTCTTCAGGCTTTCCTCTCATGCGACTCCAACCAAACAAAGGTCCGTTGATCGAAAAGGAGCAGTCCTTGGTCATCAGTGCTGTCGTTGACAGGTTGAAGCTTTACGTCTCCTTTGGAGGCAAGCTCCCTGAAACGGCACTTGAACTCTTCCAAGCGAAGCTCGTCGACCCAGTCCGTCTGTTTGTGAAAGGAGAGCCGCATCACAAGAGGAAGATTGGAGTCGCAGAAAGACTCATTTCAAGTGTTTCTGTCATCGACGAAATCATCGCCAGGCTTCTCTTCACCAACCAAGACTCAGCCGAGATCGCCCATTGGACCGTTTGTCCTTCGCGGCCCGGAATGGGGTTTGATGATGTGGGAATCAAGAAATTCTCCGCGTGGATCGACAGCCGCTACGCTGCCGGTCGAACCTTGGCCAGCTCTGATGTCAAGGCTTGGGATTTCTCCTTCAAAGGATGGATGTTCTCAGCCGATGTCAAGATGCGAACCGCTTTGCTCACTGGGGCCACAGAGAAGGAGAGTGCTCTCTTCACGCTCATGGCTACCACCCATCACCATTGTCTCGGCAGGTCTCTTTACGTCCTGTCTGACGGCTCCGTTTATGAACAAATGTTCTTCGGAAAGATGGAGAGCGGCTCCAAGGCAACTACGCCTGTGAATTCTCGAGCGCGAGCTCTTCTGTGTGTGTTGTGTGGCTCCCACCCTTTGTGCGTCGCCTCCATGGGCGACGATTGCATTGAGGAGGCAACTTCAAACCCCACCCGGTATGAAGAACTCGGCTTCAAGCTCAAGATGTTTGAGCCGTCTCGTGACGGCAGAAAACTCGAGTTTTGTTGCCACGAGTTCTCCCGGGGAGGCCTTTCTGAGGTGGAAAGAATCAACATTGAGAAATCTCTGTTTCGAATGCTCCATGAGCCTTTCACCCAGGATCTCCTCGATCAGTTCAAGTATGAGTTTAGACACTCTTCTGATCTGGGTTCCGCTTTGGAGCTGATTAGCCGCGCTGGCTGGACCGCGGCAAAGAATGGCGAGGCGAAGGACTGTGGGAATCACGGTCACCCCCAGGCGCAAGCCTGGTAGCCGTTCTGCTCCCAAACAACAACTGACGCTGACCTCTGTCGCTCGGGCTCTCCCAAGATCTCGTCCTTCATCGGCGTCAAAGGCGCTTTCTCTTGTGCGCACAATCAAGAAACCATCTGTTCCACGTCCAATGACATCTGGATCTAGGCTTGCATCTCAGTATTGCGCCTCCATCCTTAAGTCCTCAGTGTTTGGCAGTGTTGAGCTTCCTTGCTCCAACGCCAAACCTTTTACTGAGCTTACCGTCACCTGGATCGTGAGACCTCTGATGAATGCCGACGCAACGCATGCCGCTGTTGTCATCAATCCGCACCTCGCCTGGACTAATCAAATGGCCATGACGACCGATTGGACAGCTAGCGGGCAGCAGAATGGCCAATGCCAAATTTCTCCTGTTTTCAACCCTTGCAACGGCAGCGGCAGATTTACTCCAGACTTTGCCTACGTCTCTGGTCTCCCCAGCGGTTCGAATAACAACGCTGGAACACCTGAGAAATTCCTCTCCAACAGCAATGATCCTAACCTGGGTTATGCGGGCGACGTCCGTTTTCTTGGAGGCACTTGTTGCTTCAAGACTTTCGAGACAGCCTACAATACAGGCGGAGAGCTGTTCTTCATCCAAAACCCGCAAGAGCGATCTCTGATTCGTCTCGTGCCACAAGTGGACACCTCATACTCTCTTCAGTCTGGTATTAAGA